CGGCGCGCTAGCATTCGCTCATCAGAAAAGAAAAATGCGTTTGGATTTTTTTCAATCGCATTTTTCTTTCTTGATTTTTTTCTTAAAATTTGATATAATATATATAGAAAATAATAGAGGTGTGTTATAATGAAAATAGATATGTCAGATGAAAGTTTAAAAATTGATACAATAGATGAAAAGAAATTAAAAGGCTATCAATTTGATTCTTTGGTATATAGGTATATTCGAGCTAGAGAGCAAATGGCTGAGTATGAATATTTAAGAGATAGACATGGTAATACCTCTGAACATAGAGACTGGACTATATATAGAGAAAGAGCGAATAGAGATATAATACGTTTTGTTCAAATTTTAAATGAAGCGATTGGAGAGCATGAATAAATGTTATTAACCAAAAGACAAGAGGAAGGATTAAAAATTGCAATTGCCCGCTATAAAGCAGGAGAAAAATATACTATTATTAGTGGTTATGCAGGTAGTGGAAAAAGTACCTTAGTGCGTTTTATTATTGATGCTCTTGATGTTGATGAAAATAATGTATGTTATTGTGCATTTACAGGCAAAGCAGCGGAAGTTCTTCGTAAAAAAGGTAATAAAAATGCTTGTACTCTTCATAAACTTTTATATGAATCCATTCCAAAACCTGAAGGAGGATTTTTTAGAAAACCTAAACCAGTCTTAGATTATAAGGTCATTGTAGTTGATGAAGTCAGTATGGCTCCTAAAACATTAATAGATTTGTTATTTACTCATAATGTATATGTAATTTGTTTAGGAGATCCAGGTCAGCTTCCTCCCATAGACAAAGATGAAGATAATCATTTATTAGATCATCCACATGTTTTTCTTGATGAGATTATGCGGCAAGCGCAAGAATCAGAAATTATTCGACTTACAATGAAAATTAGAAACAATGAACCCGTTGATTATTATGATGGAAAAGAAGTAAAGATCATTCCCTACTCTCAGCTTAATACTGGAGTTCTTCTGTGGGGAGACCAGATACTAACCGCAACTAATGCTAAACGTCAAACTATTAATAATCAAATGAGACAATTATTAAACTATCCTAATCATCCTGTTGATGGAGATAAAATGATTTGTTTAAGAAACTATTGGGAAGATTTTAGTGTAGAGGGAGATCCGCTTATTAATGGTACTATTGGTATTCTCAAAAATAGTTTCCAAACATGGAGAGAAATTCCAAGATTTGTAAAAAGTAATATAAGAAGATTTGATGTATTAACTGGCGATTTAATGATCCCAGATACTAATGATATGTATGATTTAGTGGATATGGATCAAAAAATGATTCTTACTGGTGAAAAATGTTGTGATTGGAAGCTATCTTATAGATTAGGAAAATTGCGTCTGAAATATGGTGATATTGTTCCAAAGGAATTTGTTTACGCTTATGCTATCACAACTCACAAAAGCCAAGGTAGCGAATGGAATAACGTAGTTGTTCTTGAAGAGAAGTTCCCATTTGATAAAAATGAACATGCTCGATGGTTATATACAGCTTGTACTCGTTCAAGTGAAAAATTAGTATTAGTGAGGTAAAAATGATAACTAAAGGATTTGATTGTGACAGATGTCAGAAAAAAACAGTTTGTAAATATACTGAATTAATGAATGAATTTTATGAAAATAATCTAAATACTTATGAGCAATATGCTACTAATCGGGATTCTAATACATATATTCCAATTATTTCTTTAAAACTTGACTGTTTAGAATATTCGCAATTAATGAGATTGTCAAGTAAATAATTCTACTTGACAATCTCATTAATTTATGATATAATATAAATATAGTATAATAAAAGAGGTGAATATATGATCAAACGATTCGAAGTGCACTCACATTCAGAGTTCTCAAATATAAGATTATTAGATTGCATTAATAAGATTCCAGCACTCATTGATAGAGCAATCGAAATTGGACTTAGTGGAGTTGCTTTAACGGATCATGAATGTCTCTCGGGAGCACCGCAAGCAAATTTTTATGCTCAGGAAATTTTAAAAGAACATCCAGATTTCAAAGTGGCGTTAGGAAATGAAATATATCTTACTCCTAATAGAGAGATGGGTCAGAAATATTATCATTTTATTTTAATTGCAAAAAATAAAATTGGTTTTAGAGCATTAAGAGAATTATCTTCAAAAGCATGGATGAATAGTTATTGGGATAGAGGTCTTGAAAGAGTTCCAACAACTTATAATGATCTTGAAGAAATTGTTAATAAATATCCGAATAGTTTAATTGCTACAACTGCTTGTCTTGGTGGAGAATTATCTTCACAAGTTTTAAATCTTATTAAAGCTGAAAAACATAATGATAATATTGGTATTACTGAAGCGCACAATAATATTGTAAAATTTATTTTATGGTGCAAAAAACTTTTTAATGAAGATTTTTATATTGAATGCGCACCTGGTCGGTCAAGTGAACAGATCACAGTTAATAAACGTCTCAGATCTGTAGCTGCCGCATTCAAATGTAAAATGGTTCTTGGCTCAGACGCTCATTATCTAACAAAAGAGGATAGATATGTTCATAAAGCATATCTTAATTCAAAAGGGGGCGAAAGAGAAGTCGATTCATTTTATGAATATGCATATCTTCAAGATGAAAATGATATAAAAGAAAATATTACACCATCTGAATTAAATTATGATGAATTAGTAAATAATTCATATGAAATTTATAATAAAATTGAAAATTATAGTATTGCACATAAGCAAACTATTCCAAAAGTAAAAGTTAAAGATTATCCTAAACCAGTCTGCACTCAAGGTGACTGGTTTGAATCACATTATCCAACATTAGTTAATATGTTAGAATCAGATGATATATATGAAAGATATTGGATTAATGAATGTTTAGATAAATTAAGAAAAATTAATAAAGAAAATGATATATATTTCTCTCGATTAGAGGAAGAAGCTGATATTAAAAAAACTATTAGTGAAAAACTTGAAACTAATATGTTTAGTTATCCAATAACTCTTCAACATTATGTTGACTTATTTTGGGAATGTGGTAGCACAGTTGGCGCGGGTAGAGGATCATCTTGTTCAGGATTAAATCATTATTTATTAGGTATAACTCAGCTTGATCCAATTAAATGGGATCTTCCGTTCTGGAGATATTTAAATAAAGAGAGAGTCGAACTCGGTAGTCTACTGTTGATATTGCCGAGTTGTAAAAAAAGATTGTGAACCTTGCTAAAGGGTGTCGTATATTACGGCTAACGGTATCAGTGAAATAAGATATGTAAATACATATACGAATCAACTGACTAAGAGAGTAAGCGGCCTGAAAAGGTTAGGCATATAATACCGTGCTAAACTTTTTTCTAAAAATCAAGGTCAAAGTTAAATAATTTATCAAGGTCAATTTTTATATATTATAGAAGAAAATAAAAAGGAGATTTTGATATGATATATTTTATTTATTTAACAAAAAACCTTATAACAAATGAAAAATATATTGGTAAACATTATGGAGAATTAAATGACAGTTATCTTGGAAGCGGAAAAATTCTTCAAAGAGCAATAAATAAATATGGAAAAGAGAATTTTCAAAGAGAAATTCTATACATTTCAAAAGATGCTCAAGAAAATAATGAAAAAGAAAAAGAATTTATAAAAGCTTTCAATGCTGTAGAAGATAGAACGTTCTATAATATTTCTGAAGGCGGGGATGGCGGAGATATATTTCATTTGTTATCAGTAGAACAACAAGAAGAAATAAGACAAAAAGCTAAAGAAAGATCTACTGGAATTAATAATCCAAGATATGGAGTTCATTTAACAGAAGAGACTAAAGAAAAAATTAGAAAAAATAGAAATACTGATTACATGCAAACAGCAGAATATAAGCAAGCAATGTCTAAAGCTACACTTGGCGAAAAAAATGGAATGTATGGTAAACATCATTCTGAAGAATCTAAACAAAAAATGAGTGAAGCTAAAAAAGGGAAAAAATTAGGAAAAGAAAATGGAAATGCTAAAGGTATATCTGCTTATAAAGATGAAAAATGTCAAATTTTAATTAAACATTTTGATACTATTCAAGAAGCATTAATTTTTGTTGGAACCAAACCAACTGATTATTCAGGAATTTCTAAAAGAATGAAAATGAATAAACCATACAAAGGATACTATTGGAAAAAAGAAAGTGTAGAGACTAATATAAAGGAATAGAGATAAGCACTATTCCGTAGCGCAATCTAACGATAAATGAAGTAATTACTCTCAGTAATTTATCGTAAAAGATATAGTCCATCATAAAACGGATATTGACTTAGATTTATGCCCATCAAAACGACCATTAATTTTACAAAAAATAAAGGAAGAACGGGGTGCAAACTTTTCAAGTGAAATTGATGAACTCTCAAGAAAAAATTTGGGATGCACTCTTATAGCTACCTTTGGAACAGAAGGAACAAAAAGTGCTATTCTTACTGCTTGTAGAGGATATCGAGGACAAGGATCTGGATATACTAAAATTATGACTAGTTCAGATAATTTATCAGATCCAGAACTTGAAGGAAAAGAAGTTTATTTTGAAGGAATAGATGTAGATACAGCTCAATATTTATCTTCATTAATTCCAAGTGAACGAGGTTTTCTTTGGCCTCTTAAAGACGTTGTTTATGGTAATAAAGATAAAGATAGAAAACCAATTACAGCTTTTATCACAGAAATAAATAAATATCCTGGTCTTTTAGATATTGCGATGGCGATAGAGGGAATCATTAATAAGCGTTCAAGTCATGCTTCAGGTGTAATTTTGTTTGATGAAGATCCATATGAATTTGGATGTTTTATGAAAACACCAAAAGGTGAGATTATAACTCAATGGGATCTTCATATGGACGAAGCTTGCGGTATGACAAAATATGATTTCTTAGTAACAGAAGTGCAAGATAAAATTGCAGAAACAATTAAACTTCTTCAAAAATATAATAAAATTGATAGTAATTTAACATTAAGAGAAGTTTATAATAAATATCTTCATCCAGAAGTACTGCCATTAGATAAAAAAGAAATATGGAAAGCACTACAAGAGGGTAGCGTATTAAATATATTTCAATTTGATTCAGATGTTGGCTCTCAAGCAGCAAAGAAAATTAAACCGACAAATATTCTTGAAATGAGCGATGCTAATGGATTAATGCGTCTTATGACCGCAGAAAAAGGACAGCAGACACCAATGGAAAAATATATTGAATTTAAAAACAATATTGACCTTTGGTATCTTGAAATGTCAAAAGCAGGTTTAACAGTCAAAGAACAAAAAACTCTTGAACCATATTTTAAACAGTCTTATGGAGTACCGCCTTCACAGGAGCAATTAATGCGAATGCTAATGGATAAAAATATTTGTGGGTTTACCCTTAAAGAAGCAAATGCCGCGCGAAAAGTTGTTGGTAAAAAACAGATGGCAAAAATTCCAGAATTGCATCAACAAGTATTAGATAAGGCAGCAAGTCCCGCTTTAGGCAAATATATTTGGGAATGCGGAATTGGTCCTCAAATGGGATACTCGTTTTCTGTCATCCATGCACTAGCTTACTCATTTATTGGAGTTCAAACTATATATCTTGCAACAAATTGGAATCCTATTTACTGGAATACTGCATGTCTTATTGTTAATAGTGCATCTCTTGAAAATGAAGAAGACGATGATGACGATGGAAACACAAAAGACAAATCAACTGATTATTCAAAGTTAGCAAAAGCTATCGGAGATATAACATCAAGAAGAATTAAGGTATCTCTAATTGACATTAATAAATCTGGTTTTAGTTTTGAACCTGATGAATTAAATAATGAAATTTTATTTGGATTAAAGGGCGTTAATAAAATTGGAGGGCCAGTTATTGATAAAATTATCGGCGGCCGTCCTTACAAAGGAATTATTGATTTTATGAATAGATGTCCATTAAATAAAACTCAAATGATATCTTTGATTAAATCAGGAGCCTTTGATAAAATTGATAATAAATGGGCATCAGAAATTTGTGAAAAGAATCCAAGATATGCAATTATGGCATATTATATTTCAATTATAAGTGAACCAAAAAAAAGATTAACATTACAAAATTTTAATGGATTATTAGAAAAAAAATTAATTCCTAATAATTTAATTTATGAACAAAGAACTTTTGCCTTTAATAAATATTTAAAAACAAGAAAATATAAAGAATATTATTTATTAAATAATGTATCTGATCTCCAATTTTATGAAGATTTATATGATGCAGAAGAATTAGAAATTATAAATGGTATTCCATGTGTAAAACAAAAGTCTTGGGATAGAATTTATAAAAATATTATGGATACCGCAAAAGAATGGTTAAAAGATAATCAAAAAGAAATATTGGATCAATATAATAATTTATTATTTAATGAAATGTGGATTAAGTATGCTTCTGGAAATATTTCTGCTTGGGAAATGGAAAGTTTATGTTTTTATTATCATGAACATGAATTAGCTAATATTGATAAACATAAATATGGTATTGTTAATTTTTCAACCTTATCATATGAACCTGAAGTAGATTATTTCTTTAAAAGAGCGGGTAGAGATATTCCAATCTTTAAACTATATAAAATTGCAGGAACTATTATTAGTAAAAATAATACTAAAGCATCCGTTGCAATTTTAACAACAGATGGAGTTGTTAATGTAAAATTTACTAAAGAATATTATGCTATGTATAATAGACAAATTTCTGAGGTACAAGCAGATGGTAGCAAAAGGGTTCTTGAAAAAGGATGGTTCTCTCGTGGAACCAAGATTATGGTAACTGGCTATAGAAGAGAAGACACTTTTGTAGCAAAAACTTATAAAGCAACTCCTACACATCAATTGTATAGAATTGTAAATATTAATAACAAAAACATGACACTAGAGCATGAACGTATTTTAATATGAAAGGAAAAATAATATGATTAAAGATTCTGGAGAAAGAACAGAATTTAATACTGGTGCAATAAGGGATATGTCTTAGGGGAAAGGTGATATGCTATCTCTTCCCCATGCTGCACTTTTAAGATTATCTACGCATTATGAGGCAGGAGCAAAAAAATATGGACGATTTAATTATCAAAAGGGTATTCCAATGTCATCGTTCCTTGACTCTGCCTTACGACATTTAAGTAAATATATTGCAGGATGGGATGATGAAGATCATTTGGCAGCAGCTGCTTTTAATGTATTAGGCGCTCTTCAAATGGAAGAAACACATCCAGAATTATGTGACATCCCTGGAAGAGAAAATAAACGCTCTTTTAATTATCCAAAAAATTTGGACAGAGATAGTTAATCTTATTTAAGTAATTTTAAATAATATAGCAAACCTTAAAATATTTATATAATTAGGAGGTATTATAAATGATTTATGTAATAAAAAGAGACGGAAGACAAGTTCCTTTTGATGCACAAAAAATTAAAAAAGCAATTTTAAAAGCCTTTAATGCTGTTGACTAGGAAATTTCTGAATATGCAGAAAATAAAGCTGAGAATATAGCTAACTACATTGAAAACTATTGTAGAGAAAAAAAAGAGTCATTAAAGATTGAAGAAATTCAAGATTTAGTAGAAAAAGGATTAATGGCTACTAAAAGAAAAGATGTGGCTAAGGCATATATCCTTTATAGACGTCAACGTGATAAAGTACGCAATATCAATTCTTCTCTGCTAAATTATCAAGAATTAATTGATAATTATCTTAAAGTCGCCGATTGGAGAGTGAAAGAAAATTCAACTGTTACTTATTCTGTTGGCGGTCTTATTTTATCTAATTCAGGAGCAATGACTGCAAATTATTGGTTATCTGAAATTTATGATGAAGAAATTGCAAAAGCACATAGAAATGCAGATATCCATATTCATGATCTCTCAATGCTTACTGGCTATTGTGCAGGATGGAGTTTAAAACAATTAATTAAAGAGGGGCTAGGAGGCGTCGCAGGAAAAATTACATCTGCTCCCGCGAGTCATTTATCAACCCTTTGTAATCAAATGGTAAATTTTCTTGGAATTATGCAAAATGAATGGGCTGGCGCACAAGCATTTTCTAGTTTTGACACTTATCTTGCTCCTTTTGTAAAGGTAGACAAGCTTTCCTATAAAGAAGTCAAACAATGTATCCAATCTTTTATTTATGGAGTAAATACGCCTAGCCGTTGGGGAACTCAAGCTCCTTTTACCAATATCACTTTAGATTGGACAGTCCCAAATGATTTAAAAAATTTACCTGCAATTGTTGGTGGTAAAGAGTTAGATTTCACTTACGGAGACTGTCAAAAAGAAATGGATATGGTAAATAAAGCTTTCATTGAATGTATGCTTGAAGGCGATGCTAATGGACGTGGTTTTCAATATCCAATTCCTACTTATTCAATCACTAATGATTTTAATTGGAGCGATACAGAAAATAATCAACTTTTATTTGAAATGACAGCTAAATATGGTACTCCATATTTTTCTAATTACATTAATTCTGATATGGAGCCATCTGATGTGCG